CTACGCTTGCCCTAAACCACAGGGTCAAGCATGCCAACATAAATCTCCTGCATAGCAGATGCGCCTCCTTAGTCGCGCAATCAGGACTGCATCAGCCGGGGGTGCAACACTGCCAACAGTGTGGCGCTCCCTGCTGGAGCAGCAGATAGCGTTTAGACGAGGCGAAGTCAGTATGATTGCTGGTCCTCCGGGTGCTGGTAAATCAACGCTTGCCTTGTCACTTGCAGTGCATGTGCAAGTACCAACGCTATACATCTCCGCAGACACGCACTCTCATACCATGAGCCTGCGTTTACTTGCGATGCTAACTGGCAGAACACAGGCAGAAGTTGAGCCAATGATGGAAGCGGATAGGGAATGGGCAGCACAGATGCTCAAGCCTGCCGACCACATCATGTGGGAGTTTGACTCAGCACCAACGCTTAAGGATTTAGAGGATGCAATCCTTGCAGCCCGTGAGCGATTGGGTAAAGATGTTGAACTCATTGTGCTTGACAACGCAGTTGATGTCACCCTTGATGGACAAGATGAGTGGGGCGGTTTGCGCACACTCATGAGAGAACTCAAGTGGTGGGCTAGAGATACTGGCGCTGCTGTTGTTGTTTGCCACCATACAAGTGAAGGTGTCAATGGTAATCCTTGCCCACCGCGTTCATCGCTGCATGGCAAGATTGCGCAGACTCCTTCGCTGATACTCACAGTGCATGGACAACTGGCTTCAATGGGTGTCTGTGCTGTGAAGAATAGATACGGACCGGCTGATGCCAATGGTGCTTCACCAGTGTGGCTCGCCTATGACCCTGCCAGTATGCAGATAAAGGATTTAGCACAGCCATGAAATGGGAACTTAAGTTAGTTGAAAACATGGGTGAGGTAATCGGCTCACCTAATGGTGAAGATGTAGTTGTACCAACAGATAAATTGCTTGACGACATGAAAAAGCAGTTGAAGTTTCTGCCAAAGAACTTCACTTGGACTATCGGATGGAGGAGTTATGTTTGGCAGGAAAAAGAAACACAAGAATTCAAAGACCTCACAGCATCAGAGCATAAGAAACTTTACGATGGAGGAACTCTCAGTCACCCCGAAGATGATAGAGGAAGCGATACAGAACTCCCCGATTCCACAGCCGATGAAGGAAGCACTGCTCAGTGAACTTCCAGAGTTTGTGGAACATGTTGATGAGGCAACACAAAAAATCTTCAACCCTTCCGCCATCTGGCTTGAAACAATCCAGTTTGCTGACTATGTATCTCAACTTGCTTCTCATCTCAGGGAAGAACATGGACCAGATTGCAGAGAAGAAATCTCAGAGCGACTCTTGATAATGGCAGAGTCTTTCAAGGACTTAGCCGAAAATGCAATGGAAGTTTTAGACAACTCAGATAAGGTGTTTAAACATGGCGCACAGTAACAAGGAAACTTTATCCATCGTGTGGTGCGACAATGGAAATACCGATGGTAAATTCACAGAAGGTTTGGTTTACACACTGATACATGCCCCAACTGTAGGCGTGATGATTAACAATGCCATCCGTGTTCAGGGCAATCAGATTGCTCGTCAGCGCCAAGCAGCCATAGAGATGTGGCAGAAGGTGAATACTGATTGGGCATTGTGGGTTGACTCTGACATCGTGCTAACTAAAGAGATGCTTAAGACTCTATGGGATACAGCAGATAAGCACACTCGCCCAATAGTCAGTGGTGTGTACTTCATCAGCAAGGGTATGGAGAACTCACTGATGCAACCTATGCCATGTGTCTTTAATGAAACTGATAATCAGTACGAGATTACATACCTACATCCACTGCCTAAGAATCAGATAGTAAAGGTAGACAATGCTGGCATGGGTCTAGTGCTGATGCACAAGAGTGTACTCAAAAGTTTAAACGAGAAGTTTCCTGATGACTTTTGGTTTGGTGAGAACAACGAGCGTGGCGAGAAGTTTATCGGTGAGGACATTGCTTTCTTCCGCAAGGTTAAAGCATGTGGCATCCCGGTTTATGCACACACTGGTGTGATTGCCAAGCACATGAAGCGCTTTGCATTTGATGAGGCGTACTACAACCTGTACTGGGCTGCCGTTGAGCATGCAGAAAGGAGAGAGCGTGAGTCTGCAAAAGAGCAACAAGCGTAGAGGCGCTGCTTGGGAAATAGATTTAACTGATTGGTTTATGGAGCAAGGTTTAAACGCACAGCGTTTGCCTCGTGCTGGTCGCAATGATGTTGGTGATGTGTTCGTTCCCGGTGTTAATGGAGTCTATGTAGTAGAAGCCAAAGCACCACGCAGAGATGGGCGCATTGACCTAAGTGGTTGGATACGAGAGGCGGAGATTGAAGCAGAGAACTACCGAGTAGCCAAGAGATTAGCGGTTGCACCTACGCCACTGGTAATTATTAAGGCGAGTAACAAAGGAGTAGGTGAAGCCTATGTCGTTCAGAAACTCAGTGATGTCCTCCCGAACCTCTAAGCATGACATCGTTAAAGTGCTTGAGCACTACGGATTTACTATTCCTCAGAATCGTGGTGGCTGGCAATCAGTTCGTTGCGCTTTTCACAATGACCATGTGAAGTCGGCTCGTTTAAACATAGACAATGGTGGCTTCAGATGTTTTGCCTGCGACATGGCAGGAGATGTGTATTCATTAATTATGAAAAAAGAAGGAGTGGATTATGGCAAGGCTCTCAAAATCGCAGAGAGAATTACTGGCGAAAGCAACGGAGAACTACGCAACAAGCCTAGGAGAAGCGTTGCCTTACCTAACGAATCGCGGTATAACGGAGCAAACGGCGCGTATGTTCCGCCTCGGATTCGTGGCGAATCCTGAAGCAGGACATGAACCTTACCTCGGTAAGTTGGCTATCCCATACCTCACTCCATCGGGTGTGATTGATATTCGTTTTCGTAGTTTAAACAACGATAGCGGTCCGAAGTATCTATCAAGACCTGGAGCAAGCACACACATTTACAATGTTGATGCGCTTACTAGCGATACAGATTTCCTTGTGATATGCGAGGGTGAATTAGACACCATCATCGCTACACAAGTTGGCTTCTCAGCAGTGGGATTGCCTGGGGCTAACAACTGGAAACCATTTTACTCTCGTGTTCTTGCAGACTGGGAAAAGATTATGTTGTTTTGTGATGGTGATAACGCAGGTAAAGAGATGGCAAAGACCCTCTCAAGAGAATTGGACAATGTATTCCCCGTGTTCATGCCTGACAACTGCGATGTTAACGATGTGTTCCTTACCGAAGGAGCAGAGGGACTACGAAAGCGAGTGGGTGTTTAAACAAGTGATTGTTAAACTGAGTCAAGAAGAAGTGCGGGTGTGTACCACACTGGCAGTAGAGCGTTGGCTCACCAAGTTTGGTTCTATTGATAGACCTAACTATGCAGCAGGTAAGAAGTTTGGAAAGTTAGAGCCTGAGATTCTTGCGAATATCAGAGCCAATGTTGCTGAGTGGGCAGTGGCTAGAGAGTACAACTTGTCATGGTCAGTGCCTTGGTATCCCAATGAACTGCACTCTAGGCGCAAGAATATACCTGATGTGGGTGAGTTTGAAGTTAGAACTGTAAGGACTCAAAGCGCAATTCCTTTTTGGAAGAAGGATGTAGGCAGAACAATCTTCGGCGTTAAGATTTTAGATGAGGAGTATTATTCTATAGTTGAAATCTTTGGTTCATTTAAGGCTGATGATTTTATGATAGATGAATACGCCGATGCCTCAATAGATGGCTGGCGCGTACCTATTGAATTGATTACAGGTGGCATTGATGGATAGCCAAGACAAAGTTTGGGAAACTATTTATGGTGTGGCTAGGCAGGTGGCAACCCGTGCTAATCGCATACACCGTGGACTTGTAACTGCTGATGATTTATACCAGCACCTATCATTGTGGGCATTAGAACACTGGCACAAGATAGAACAATGGAGTGCAGAGGAAAGTCTAAAGTTTAAACTGCGTAAGACTTTCTATAATGAAGCACAGAAGTATGTAGCCAAAGAGCGCTCGCATCTATCTCGCGCACCAATCAATGATAGTTTTTACTACACACATGAGGTGTTACATGAACTATTGCGTGATGTATGGACACACCAAGGCTGGACAGATACTCCTGATATGAGCAATGAGTACATAAGTCGTAGCACTAAGCCATCCGAAGGTGGCAATCGCATTGCGTTACTATCGGATGTTGCTGCAGGCTTGGACCGTTTAAACAAAGCAGACCAAGACTTGCTGCGCATGCGTTATGCAGACGGTGGTATGGAATTTGGTGCGCTTGCTGAAACTTATGGCAGTACCGAAGAAGCCATGCGTAAGCGTGTCAAGCGTGCACTAACCAAGTTGCAAGACAGGTTGGGTGGCGAAGCACCAGTGTGGCGTGGGCGTAGGCGTGTTCGTAGTAACGCAGAAGCAAGAGCAGAGATACGAAACCAAGAGGAGCAAGAATGATTATTGGATTGAGCGGGTATGCCCGCAGTGGTAAGGACACAGTTGCTGAGTTGCTCGTATTGAACTATGGGTTTAAACGAATGGCGTTTGCAGATGGCATCCGACAAGCGTTGCTTGCACTCAATCCCATCTTGCATGACGGACATCGTTTAAACGAAATAGTTACTAT